CAAAAGCTGAGAAGTTACACCAGAAAGGATTGCTTCATCTCCAAATAATGTTGTTTCCTGTAGTTCTTCTGCTGATTTTTTTAATTGCTCTAATGTCCTCTTTGCAGCTCCCCCCGTAGTCTCTAACCCTATCCTTACCTGAGCTATTGCTTTTTCTTGTTGATTAAAATTACGAAGGGAAATTCCGCCTAATATTGTAAGAGGAAGAGTCATCTTCATGAAAGCTGATCTACCGAGGGAACTCATTTTTTCACTGACTCCCCTGATAGATAAACTCATCTTATTAAGTTTTGAACTAACCCCATCGATTGCTTTTGAAGTATTATCTACAGCATTAAAAACTATTCCAACATTAAAATTATCTGCCATATTTTTACTCCAAAGATCTATTTATGAACCCAACTCCATTGATCCAAAAGGTTAATTCATCTATATTCATTTCCCACAAATCGCTAGGTGGAAAATGATATGTATAAGCTATGCACCAGAGCAATTCCTTCCAATCACTCGGTAAACTTATAAAAAACTTTGCATCTCCTTAAATATTTCCGTTAGGTCAGTAAAATCTAATTCATCTAATATTTCTATACTAATCCCGGTCATTGCTCCTAATATCTTCAATGTTTCAGAAGGCGATAACTTACCGCTATCGCCTCTATCTTGTAAATTATCTGGTAAACTTCTTAAATGTTTGGCCTTAAGTCGGCATAGCTTAATTTCACTAACAACTTTTTCAACTTCTCCATCTTTATATGTAATTGGATATTGTAACTTTACTATTTTTTCCATTCAATTAACTCCGCTTGCAAAATTAAACTATGCTATTATTACAATTGACTAGTTGATTCAGTCCAGTAGTTACCTACGAACGCAATCTTAGTCTCTCCTTCACCGGCAGTAATTGAAAGGTTGCGAGTGCAAGTTGCCCCTTCCATTGTATAGACCTTGCCACCGCCTGCTGATCTGAAAATGATAGTTCCATTTTCCCGAATAGATGCCAACGTGCTAATGTCGATATCATCACGATCGGTTATGGTAACTTCTAGTTTTGCCATGATTGGAGTTTCTACAAAACCATGAAATCCACTATCGCCCATTACTTCTTTTAATTCAAAGTTAGGCTCACCGGAAACACCTATCCCTGATGCCACCGCTCCAGATTTATTAAGGAGTAATACTCCGTTAACAAGAACCTCAACCCTACCTGTAACTCGTGCCATATATTATTCTCCTCTCAATCTATTTAAAGAATGAATTGTAATTTACTACTAAGAATACGAAATTGATTGATCAAATTTGCGGGAAGCAGAACATTAACCCTATTTCTATCGGTAATATCTCTTTCCACAACTAACGAATCAATAAATTCATTTAGATTTTCAATTAATCCAATATCTCTGAGCAATGAAAATAAAGCAATTATTTCCTGCTTTATTGTCTTAGGAGTTGCCACGTTGCTACCTGGTTGAACTGGAAATGAATCATCTGCCAATTTAAACCTAGGAATGATAAATTTGTTAACCATTCTATTTTTATATTGGTAGCGAATCTCACTTAATGTCGCCATGGTTTCTACGTCAAGATAACTTGCATCCAATGTTCCAAGTGCATTAGTTTGATAAGTTGTAATTAATCTTTCGGTAAGAACATTTCCACCAGAGTCAACGATATAAGTAGCAATGCCATCATATAATAGAATATCTCTTTCAGTTCTAGTAAATCTACTTGCGTAAGGAGGCGGTAAAATTCCATCTAGTTTTAGATACTGCAAAGGTCTTGCTGGATCAATATTAAGATTGTAAGCGGCGACGCCACCAATCGCAGCGGCCCATTCTTCTGGGCAAATCGGGGAATCATAAACACCCATCAAAGTATTAAATGGACTATTTCTACTATTGCCGATGACAGTACAGCTTGCCAATGCACCTCTGTAACCTGTAAATCCGTGTCCCTGTAGGTCTTCTAGTGGTCCAAAACGATCTTCTAGTTCTCCTTCTAGTGCAGTCAAATTTGTTGAATCTGTAAAAGGATTAATAATATATTGATACTGAATATTATCAATTACTGCCCATGCATCACTTAACGCGGGATCAGTTGCACCGCCCTCCATTGCTGAGTAAATGATTTGAGTAGTTGACTGATAACCAAGTGGATTAGACTGACCAGGATAATAGTTCGCCCTGAAGTCAATATTATTTCCAAGAGTCCCGGAAACAACTGCTGATAAAATCAAAATATGGGAAGTTGCTGCGGCATTTACAAAACTTGCATGAACAGGTAAATAGGAATTAAGTGCTACCTGTGCTTTTATAGCGGAGCAAACATCTGGATTAGACCAACCTGAAGTTAGATCAGTATAAACATTTTGCCCATTGATCATTAAATAATAAGTGCAATCCCCTGTTACAGTTAATAGTTCACCAAAAGTAATTCTTCCACTTGCTGCGGTTCCTGCCACTGAATCTACTGCAACGGCATGGAGTTCAGTATATGGATTATTTTTTTTGAACATAGCGCACATTCTGGCAAGTGGTGATCCGCTTCCAAAATATGTATTTGCGATTTGATCGTTAGTGATTTCCTTCATAATATTAACAGAAGTAAAAGTTGCTCCTGATAATTTTTGGCCTATCACTAAGGCCTTGTGTGGGTTTGCTGTTAGTCCCTGTAATGCCCTACTATTATCTATCTCCGTATATGCACCAGGCGTCCGCACATTCGTAGGAATATTAGTAAATGTAATCATAATTCCCCCTGTAAATTAATAAATAACTTCCTCTAATGTTCTTTCCTACGATTTGGTAGGAACACTAATTTCTTTAATATTCTTTATTTCATCCTTGATAATTATATCACCACATGTCAAACGTCTTCGCCAATACTTTCCTTCGTATCCATCAAGTTCTATCCAGAAACCATCATTTGACTGAATTGCTTTAGATTTAGGATGTCTTATCATGGTTCCTTTATTTGGAATTACAAATAATCTCATTTTTAAAAAATCTCCTTCTATTTTTATCTATACCAAGGGTCAGTTTTAGGATACCAATCATAGGCCGTACTAAATGCCCTGCTAAATTCTCCATTATTGGGGTCGTCATAAATATCTATCAGCGTTGTCATATCTGGTCCAAATGCAGTTGCGGGAAGTGAATCGTCGTATGGGAATACTGCACTGGGTGACAGAACGAATTGAGAATAAACCTCCTCTAGGTCATCGGTATAACCTTCTGGTACTCCATCGGCATCGGTCAATCTACTTTCCATTCCAAATTCATATTGATACCACAACCATGCAGGATTAATATCGAGTAGTGATCCACCTTGATAATAAACTAAACTTTCTATTCCTGAAATTTGTAGGCCTAGAATTGAACTAAATATTTGCGTTCTAATATCGTGAAGTAAATCATAGGATGTTATTCCAGTACGATCTCTGATATCAAGATCGTTTCTTATTGCAACAACAATACCAAATCTTTCATTAAGTTTTTGATTAATAGTAGAATCATAGTTATTGGGAGGACAAGTTTCGCTGAGGGGAATAACAAAAGCTGCTTCTTTCATTAAAGTATTTTTCATGGCCAATGCTAATTCAGCAGCACCGGCAATGTTTTCTCGGAATCTTGTATTACTTATTCGTAACTTAAGAACGATTGGCCCTAATCTCATTTTTTAATTGTTTCCCTTATTGCTTCCATGATTGAATTTTTCACTCTGGGAACAAAAGCTGTCATGGTGGGTTTAATAAAAGGGCGAGCGTACATTTTTCTTGTTCCAGTTTCTAAAAATTTACCATAAGGAACATCGTCCATCACTCCTACTTTCAAATATCTACTACTGCTAAAATATTTTATTTGAGAAACTAATCTGTCACGATCTATTGCTGGAAATGCTCCAGGTAATGATGGAAAATGAAATCTTCCTTTGCCTCGTTTATATGACCAAGGTGCCTTAGGGGTATCACGCATTCCCCTGATTATATAATTACGCATTTCATTCCCATATTTATGAAATATTTCCTTTAATTTATTATCACGGTTGCGCCCATGGTGTTTGAGCATTAAAGCAATAGTATCATTTCCTTTTATCTGAGTTTTAATAATCATCAGTATGTAAATCCTTCTTCGTTTAATTCTTCCACTGATATCCTGTAATATTCTCCTTTCTCGTCTACATCAACTACCTCACGAATGGCGAATCTCCTTCCCTTGGTTGCTGAATCTTCATTTCCTTGCCTAAAAAAAATAAAATAGTTTGATTTGATAGGATTTAATGTTGATTCTGTGCTTCTTAATTTAAGATGCCTAACCGCACATTCTCGAACAAGTATTACATGGGTCACCGTTTGGGTTGTTTGCATCCCCCTAATGAATGTTAGGAATGGACTGCTTTTCACTGGAATTATATTGGCCCACACTGAAGTTATTACTTCAAATGTAGTGTCAAAACCACCATCACTATCTGGAGTTTGGATAGGTTTACAGATATCAATTCTTTTATCTAGCTTTGATGCTAACCAAGTCATAAATAATAAACCTTATATGGATCAAGTAAATTTTTTACTATTGGCGGTGGTTCTGGAGAAATACTTCTATTTTCATAAATCACTGTGGCCCATACTTTACAAGCATCTTTTAATTGTTGCGGTACATAAGCAGCAGTTGACCCATAGCCGCAAGCATAGGTTATTTTATAACCACTATTAAATCTAGTTGTATTATATGGCGGGGTAACTGAATTTTTAATTATCAATCTGCCAGGTTCGCTATTAGTATTAGTAAAGTAATTATCAGAAGAATATGAAGTTGCGACATCATCCTCATCCAAAGTTTGTACTGATGTTATGGATATTAATGGTGGTCTTGGAAGTTCTAGTGGTGTACTTGGCCAATAATCCATTACCATTTCAACAGTCTGAGTTATTAATGCTCGCCCTATATAATTCTCAATTAATTGTCTGGTTGTTTTTATCGTTGTAGTGATTAAATCATCTTCTAAGTTCCCATCTATCCTGGCCCATTCTTTAAGTTCGGTTTTTGTTATGGGTTCAACTGTAGGCGCAGTAGTTACTTTCCAACTAATATTAGGATTTATTTCTTTTGCAATTATAGAACTTTCACGATCTCTGAAACCATAATTTCCATAATTAATCATTTTTTTAAATTCCTTTCATTAGTCGGGGGGTTTAAAATTGCTTTGTGGAAATAAGAGGAAAAGATTTTTTTCTTACCATCTCCAATCCTTGGAATGATAAGATTAATCTTTTCCTCTTTTGCCAGGTCAATAATCTGTCCATTACTGATGAAATCAGTATGATTTTTTTGAATTATTTTACACCTGGCGTTTTCCATAAAAGACCTTTTTAAAATTACACTTCAGTGTTTTCGACTGCAAAAGTTTCACTGCGATCAGCGACGGCCCATGTATCTTCCTCAAGATAAATTAATCTTACAAATGGATTAGTATTTCCAGATCCATCAAGAGTTATACATGAAAGAGCAGTTCCCCTAGTTCCGATTAATGATACCCCACTAGTACCGCCATTAGATGCGTATAATCTAACGCTTGCTGATGCTAACAATGTCGGTATCCCGGCCAACCTAATTATTACTTGCTCCCCTGGTTGTGCTGACCATAGTTGAGCAGAAGCATCAGAACAAGCGCTGAGTGCATTAATGAAAATGAATCCAGTATTTCGCGGGAGTGAGACTGTAGAAAGAACTCCTGACCCTATACCTTGACTATAAGTAATCGATGCAACATTCATCTGATTAAGTAAGAAATTACCTAATTGAGTTGCATTGATTGCACTTAAAGTAGTGAAGTAAAAATTAAAGCCAGAGGCGATATTTAACCTGGCATCACTATCAAATGAAACAAGGGCAGAGTTCCCAACTGACCAGATGGCACCGCTTTCTAATTGGAAAGTTGCATTACTATACATGGTAATAACTGCATCGGAATATATATTCCCAATTACACTATTTCCTAACGATAGAATTGCACCAGATTGAAATCCTAATGTGGCATTAGAATATATGGCCCAATCTGCATTAGAGTACATTGTTGCGATTGCAGAATTTCCTAAAGAAAGTGTTGCACCTGATTGAAATCCTAATATAGCATTAGAATAAAATGCAAAGTCGGTGTTACTATAGGCCCTACCAATTACACTATTCCCTAATGATAGAATTGCTCCCGAATGAAACGCTAGTGTTGCATTAGAATAAACCGCCCAGTCTACATTCGACCACATTGCTATAATAGCGGAGTTACCTAGGGATAGTGTTGCACCAGATTGTAGGCCAAGGACTGCATTAGAATAAAAAGCAACATCAGCGTTGCTATATATTCTAGCAATAGCACTATTTCCCAATGATAAAATTGCTCCAGAATTTAATTGGAATATAGCGTTTGAAAGGACTGCCCACTGTGCATCTGAGTACATCGTTGCGATTGCGGAGTTACCTAGAGAAAGTGTTGCACCAGACTGTAGGCCAAGGACTGCATTAGAATAAACCGCCCAATTTGCATCGGAGTATATTCTAACTATTGCCGAATTTCCTATTGATAGGATGGCCCCGGAATTAAACTGGGTAACTGCATTTGAAAGAACGGCCCATTTTGCATCAGAATACAAATTTCCTAATGCTGAATTTCCCATACTAAAAATTGCACCTGATTGCAAACTAATTGCAGCATCAGAATAAATATCGGTCAAAGCACTATTAAGCCCTGAAAGATAAGCACCACTTTCTAGCGTTAACGTAGCATTTGAACCAATTATTAAATTGGCCCCTGAAGTTAGATAAAAATCTCCAGTAGCACTGAAGTATCCACCACTTTCTAAAACTATATGGCCACCACTGGTCACCATTAGTTCGTCCCCGCCTTGTGTGCGGTAGACCTTTGTTTGATATGTCGAATCACTCATTTTGAGATCTCCAAAAAATTAAAAGGACTATAAAGGAGGAGGCAACCACGTAACAACCTCCTCCTTACTTCCGATAATACGACTAACGCATTATACGGGAATATTCACAGGCCAATTAGCTGGTTGGCCTAAAATCGCAATTGCGCCCATAGAGTAAACAGATGGTTCGCCTACTCCCGAAACTACTAAACGAACATATTGCCGATTCCCCTTATAACCTACTGCATAGGCAGTGGAAGCAAATCCACCTACACTATCAATGCTCAGGAATACACCGCTCGCTAGTGTAGAATATGCTCCATCCTCACCAATTACTGAATGAATCATTTGGGAAGGATAAACTTCTGACCAAGTTGAAGCATAACCAGCGGCACTTTCGTGCGCGTGTTCAAGTTTTACTTGAATTAAATTATCTGCACTAAAAGCTCCTGCACTAGTATTTGCGCCAACATTAACTATCAATGTTATTGTCTCGTATCCTTTTGTATCAATTTGCGGACCCAATAATTGAGCGCCATCTACTATATCTTGTGGCGGAATTGCTTGATAAAAACTAAATCCTGTATATCCATCGCGTCTCATATAAAAATCTCCTTAAAAAATTTAAAATTCTCCTAACCAAATCACAACTGACATTATGCTGCAATTTTTCCTATCTTGATTGCATCGAAATCAACAATGTCCGCTCCCACTCTTTTCCTAGTATAGAACTCAATGTTTGGTTTCGCTGTATAAGGATCTCGAAGAACGGTAATTCCAATACGATCAATTATCATGTAGGCCCTTGCCCAATCTGCTAATGCAACAGAAAGAGAGTTGTTTGTAACTGCTGGCATGGTAGTCGACATTCTAACCGGAAGACCTAGCAGTGATGATGATGGATCATTTGCTAATAGACCTGGTTTCCAAAGATAATCACCATTACCATCTTTTAATTTCATAGCGGCCATTAAGGTTGTTCTATTCATCAACCAGGTTCCTCTTT